ATTTTTGATTGTCGTTAGAACATCTCTGACAGAGGCAGCAAACGTCCTGTCTCACGGTTGTAAGAGACACCACCTGCATTACCAACTTCACCAGTAAACCTGTTCTTAAGTATCTGTATGAAACGTCCATCACCGTCAGGGTCGTCAGGGTCTACCTGCAATGACAGACATATGTCAGACAACTGAGCTATGGCATGTGATCCTCTTAACTGACCAAGTCTAACCTTAGCTCCATCTTCATGGCCTTTGTCACCCTCAGGTCGTCTTAGGTGAGACACAAGTATAAGACCTATGTCTAACTCCTGTACCAATGTCCTGAGTTTAGTCATGGCACGGTCAATCATTTTACGTTCATCACCGTTGTCCATACCTGAGATAAGTATTGATATGTGGTCTAGGATAATCCACCTGACATCCAATGCCTTAGCCATGTACTGAATACGTTGACATATCAGCTCGACATCTGAAGATCCAAAGTGATCATATAGGAATATCTCAGGGTGTTCACTGAACATGCTGTCGTAGCCAATACCAATCTCTTCGTCACTGGCTAAAGACCTGTCGATGGTAATGTTCTTATTCATATGAATGCCGACTAAACCAAGCATAGTTCTACGGTTGCTTTCCTCTAGCATAATCATACCAATCTTGTGGTCGCTCTGCTGTAGGCTGTAGGCAATCTCTCTAACAAGTGTTGACTTACCAATACCACTACCTGCACATACCGTGACAAGCTCCGAGGTTCTTAGACCCTTAGTTATCTCGTTAAGTCGAGGGTAGGGGTAGCTAACCTTGGACTGGTCATTATCAGCTAACATGTCATCCTTTAGATCACTAGATCCAATGATGCCATCAGGCCTGAATGACCTAGCCTGAAAGATAGCTGTAATGATCTCGTTAGCCTTACCCTTCATAAGGCATTCGTTTGCATCCTTATGGGGTAAATTAGCTATCTTAACCTTACCAACTGGGAGCAGCTCGGCTGCGATGTGAACTGCTTTTTGACCTGCATCATCCATGTCGAACATTAAGATTATCTCATCGAAACCGTTGATATAATCCCAGTTCTTCTTGATGCTTGAGGCTGCCGAGGCTGCCCCAGTTGGAAGGGATACTGTTGCCCACTTGTGACCTTGAACCTGAGATATAGTCATTGCATCTATTTCACCTTCTGCAATAACCAACTTCTTCCCAGTAGACCACAGGTGAGATCCGTAAAGTGTCATCTTACTTGCATCACCAATGATGCTAAAGTTCTTGTCTTTGTCTCTTACCTTCTGAGCTACAGCCTTACCAGTCTTGTCTCTATAGACTGCAAGTTCTAAGTCCTTGTGACATAGGTAGCCAAACTTCCTACAGGTTTCTTCAGTCAGTCCTCTGTGTTTGAGGCTTTTAACTTCGCCCTTGAGTAGTTCTTTTTTGAAGGTATTACTTTTTGGTTGTATTGTTTTAAGATCAACTTTTTGGAGTGTGGGTTGCGTGGTTTTATTACACGAGTAACAGTGGGTGTGACCGTCATCATAAACTCCTAATGCGTCTGAGGAACCACAGTCAGGACAGGGTTCCTTTCTGAGTTCTGTTGATTTGTGTGACTCCATGTTTCTCTCCTTTAAAGTAAGTCACCATGCATTCCCATTTGAGGTGGGTAGCCTTCCTTAAGCCAATCCTCAGGGATAAACCTGTGGGCAAACATAAAACCATTTGCCCTACAGAAGTCTGCATAGGTTGTCTTTGATCCCTTGTAGATCTTTGAGTTTTGATTTGAGAATATAAACCTGATATCGAGATCAGGATGCTGCTCCTTGATCAACAAATGTTTCTGTCTGTCGGCAGTAACAAAACGACCCTTGGTCTCGATATAAAAAAAGCCACCAACTTTAGGCAGCTTGAAGTCAGGTGTATATGTGCTTTGCCGAGGTGGGTGGGTGTACTTGATCTTATCAGTTTCATAGTAGACCTTTAAGTCAGCCTTACTAATCTGTTCACTAATCTTATCCTCTAACCCTGACCTGTAACCCCTCAGCAAAGCACCCCTAGAAATTGTATGAGGACTCACCAGTTTCATCTTCTTTCTCGTCAGTATCTTCATTGGTAAACTCCTCAGCTACAAAGCCATCGTCTTCAGCCTCAAATCCATCTAAGCCTGANCCAGTGTGACTTACTGGTTCAATGATCTGAACTTTAGTTAGTCTTAATGAAATGCCGTTCTTACCAGTCACTGTGTATGGACTGATAACACCACCTATTTTAATCACGGAACCACCGAATAAGTTAGGTGGGTTGCTGACGACCTGACCCTTTGAATCAAAGAACTTAGGTTGGAACTTAGACTTAGCAATGATAGCCATCATGCCAGTCTCCTCGTCTATCTTATACGGCATCCTTGCATTACCTGCTTTTTTACCGAACTCATCCTGAGCTATCTCACTAAGTCTATCAGTGAGTTCTTTAGCTTGGTCTTGAGGCACTAACAAGTTTGTCTTATAAACACCATCGGCATCAAACTGAGTGTCAGCTATGTTTAACCATGGGTATTGTGCTGTTCCCTTGTGGGTCACAAATGTTTGTCTCTGTGTCATTTACGCTTTCCTTCTTTAGTTGTTGTTGTTGTTGTTTACTTTGAAATTGAGAAACATCTATTCCAAGTACCTCTGCCTCTTTTAGGATATGCTCAGGTATTTCTTGGCCTCGTTCAAAACAAAGACAAGCGATACCAAGCACCCTTTCTCGTGGATGCATAATTACCTCTTTCGATTTGGTTTAAATATATTCTCTCAATGGGTGGACACAATTGGCTAACAAAAGCAATATCGACTGTCTTTTATGTCCTTTAAGATTAACTTACCCTTCTTTGGAATTGAAGGTAGCTCTACGTTTGAAGGGTTATCAAACTGGTCGATGTTGTAGTCCAAAACTGTCTGATAAAGACAAAAGTCTTCATAAAGTTCTATGAATGAATTTCTAATGATTTCATACAGCTTTTGAGTGTCTGCAGCAGTGGTTGCAAAACTGTCATGGATCAGGAAATACTCCTGTATATTCTTCTGTAATCCATTAAGTACAGTTAGCAGTAAGTGAGCTGCATCCATTGAGTGAATCACGTTAGGAGAAACTGCCGAGGCTGACTTAGCCTTATCAACGGCTCTCATGGGTTTGTCTCTTAGGCTTATCTGACTTCTGACATTCTTAAACATAGTCCTGTCATAAAGATAAACCTTTATCTCCTTTGTGGTAAACTTTGAATAGCTTTGCACTACTGGAAAACCAACTGGTGTAACCCATGTCATNTGTTTGTTTTCATGAGCCAGTAGTCTAGCTAAAGTCTTGAAGAACTTCATACCCTCAGACGCACCAGTGATAACCTGATTGACTGCTTTCCAATTAGCCTTAGCTAGGAAGTTAGCTGCAGCAAACCCCTGATCATCACCAAAGGGATGATTGTCATACTTACCTGCTAACACATCGTCAGCTAAGGGTCTCATAGTATCTTCTAGTATCTGATCCTTAAATCCATATATCTCACTGGAGTAGCCAAAGGTCATTACGTTTCTCTTAACTAACTTACGGTTAACTCCAAACTTAAGCCACGTCCTTGCTAGTTGTTCATCCTCGGATTGCTGAGTAAATATGTCGTTAACAACGTCAGCGACTTCTTGATAGATATCCTGAGGCTGTGCATTGGGAACTAAGTTTACCAGTGATCCATCCTTTTCCTGACGACTGGCTGCTGAGTAATGCTGTATGCCACTGTTACTGCCGTCTAAACTGATAGGAAGGCCACTGGTTGACCCTTCACCCTGTACTAGGTAGTTGAAGTAGGCCTGACATGCAGCTAGAAAGCAGAAGGGTTTATCGGCCTTAGACCAGTAGTCAAAGGTAGACTTGTAATCCTGAGCCACCTCGATGATCTTCTCAGCATTATCAGTAACCCACTTGATTCTATCGATCATGGGTTTCTTAGATACTTTGTCAAAGTCACCAGTGTTGGCTACTTGTATGGCTATCCAGTAGAAGGCCTGTTCATCCACCTTTTTCTCATTTGCAAACTCAAACATAGCCTTTATGTGTTCATCTCTATGGTGTGAGAAGTGAGGTATCGGATAGATACGTCCACGGTGACAGAAGTTATGAGGTAAGTAGAATTGGTCGTACTCCATAAGCTCCTTGGCAACCTTCAAGTCTTGCACCATGACAGACCGTTGTCCGTCAATTTGTCTATTCTTAACTACAATGTTTCTGTTTTTAATCCTGATACCCTTCTTCTCAGTGTCACTGAGGCTGTCGAAGTCATCAATTCTATCAGGAGTTTCTATATATGCCCTCGAGGGAAACTTACCAAAGGACTTGTCGTTCATCCAACACCACTCCACTGCCTCAACTATAGTTTTATTGAGTTTCATAGGTGTCCTCTGAACTGCATTTAGAGCATCGATGCACGGTTGTATTGTACCATCGTCAAACCCCTTATGTATGGCCTTTATATGGACACTGGGAACGTATCCCTTGACTAGTTTTACTTGGTTACTTAAAGCCTCATCGAGGTAGCATCCAGTATCGAATGAAGTCCAGTCCTTAGGCCTTACAGTCATGGGTGCAAACAGGGGTGAAGTCCAACTTTCATCGAAGTCTAACTCACTTAATCTTAAAGCTGCATCAGGAAGTAAACCTATCTTCTTAAGGGTCTTAGATTTTATTGTAGTTTCCCATACGTCAAAGATATTAGATATCTTAAGTATCGCATTAAGCACTGGAGTACCGACAATAACTCTAATCTTATCATCCCATTTCTCATAGACAAACCCTGCCTTATTAGCAATGGCTTTAGCTGCTTTAACACGGTGCCTTTCACTAGAGTGTTCTTTAGTTACCTTAGTTTCAATTCTCTTAGCTAACTTAAGATTATACTCCTTCAGCTTGGTGTTAAAGACTTCCATCTCTACCTTTTGACCTATAGTAGAAACAGCTCTAGTAAGTGTTTGGTTACGACCTACTGCATCAAACATAGACACAAGACCGACATAACTAATAATATCGACATCAACCTCTTTCAGATACTTAAACCACATGAAGGCATTTCCCTTACCTTTGCCCCTTTGGCTATCTATAGTCTTCTTTAGTTCTATGCTGACTTTAGACTGTACCTCAGATATGAGTTTCTGTGTGCTGTTCTGAATCGATGTGGTTGTAATCTTCTCAGATCTCTTAAGATAACGATCACGTCCATCGGTGATCATTTGTCTTTCTCTGAGAATTTCTTGTATTGTACTCAATGTTATGTCTCCTTGTTTTCTCAAGTTCTCTAATGGGTGGACACAATTAGAAAAAACTAGCTGTCTTCGTTGGTATCTAAGGCTTTGACCTGTGTTTTGAAACTCATGTCAGGTGCAGTGATATTTGCAGCCTTTAGGACGCTCTCAAGTTGGTTAAGTTTCTTCCAGTTATCACCAACAATCGACCTGTTTACCTTTTTCTTGAAGTGGCAATATCTCATTGTCCTAATATAAAGTTCATCGGTTGCCTTACACAGTGTTTTATTACTTTCACGTCTAGTGGTAATCCAACCCTCTTTCATGCATTCATCAACCATTACAGAGACACTGGATCTATTTGCATTAAGCAATTCACATACTTCAGTAATACTTACCTCGACACCAGTTATATATGCCTTAGTCATTATACGAGCAAAGGTGTTACGGTTTTGACCACTATTAAAATAAGCCTGTAGTCTATTCCTAAACGTGGTTGTCCTAGCCTTATGTAGTTCCATTTCAACTTCTAGAACCGATAACGAGTACTCCATATACAACTTCTTGTATAAGTTAGTTATCTTGTCCTCAGGTGTTAAAGTAATTTCATTCATGTTAAATCTCCTTTCTTAATTAAGATATTATATAAGCTGATAATCATTATCAATATCCGTCATCTAAGCATTGTTTTTATTTTTGAACTGATTTGAGACTGCCATCCTGATTAAATGAGCCATAGATATCTGCTGACCTGTAATTCTTGACAGTTTATGAGCCTCACGCCCAAGAAACTCCCAGTCGTGTTGCTCTAAAAAGACCTTTTTAGATACATATTGTTTACTTCTTTTTGGTCTTCCTATTTGCCTATTAATTGTGCATTGCATGTCGTATCCCCTTGTTTACTGTGCTAAAAGTTTTGCAACAGACTGTTTAGTGTTTTGATTAACGTGAACGTACTTCTGAGTGGTTTTTATTGACCTGTGACCCAACATGTCAGCAATGACCAAAGTATTAACTTGAAAGTCATTTGCTAACTTAGATGCACAGGTATGTCTTAGGACGTGAAACACAAAGTTCTTATCCCTTGGTGCTATCCTAAATCTACACTCATCCCATAGGTCGTAGAAGGTTCTGTGGCTAAACCAATCCTTAACGACACCTACCTTCTTAATACAGTCTAAGGTGGTGGATGTCAGAGGCACCTCACGGTCATCACCGTTCTTGGTGTCAACTAACTTCAGCCACTGTTCGTCAGCAGATACAAAG